TAAGATAGGTAGCAACATCTTCAGGTAACTCCTCATTCTCTTTACGAGCCTCAGCGAGTTCATCTAATGATGATATCTCTCTACCATATCTTTTTCCTATATATGAAAGAACGTCTTCCTCGTTTAACTCTGAGGATTGAGTTTGTATTTCGCCTTGCGGCTGTATTTCTTCTTGTTGAGGTGTGGAGGAGGAACTCTCAGGGCTTGATTCATTTCCTGATTCGTTACTACCACTTCCTTCAAATTGTTGTTCATGCTTCTCAAGTAACTCTTGTTCAACTTCTTGAACTGACTTTTCTCCATGATCCTCTACTGCTCTTACTTTAATTTCCATTTAATTTAATTTTTACAAAGTTACAATAAAAAATTTATCCCTATCTAGGGTTAAACTCAGCAAAGTCAAAGCCATCTAATGAATCTTCGTTGGATTCAAAATCAATAGGTGGTAAATCTTTTTTACGCTGATCTATTAATTTAGACTGTTGAGTGTTTTGCTGACTGATACGTTGTGACTTAGCGTCTTCACGTTGAACCTCTCTATCTGCTAATCCTTCTTGGTCTATACCTTTAATCTGCATATTTAATTCAAATTCTTTTTCCATCAACGCAAACTTTAACTGAGCCTCTTGCTGCATCTTATCAATTTCAAATGCAATCTCTGCTTGTTTGATTTGCATCTTAGACTGAGTCTCTGCTTCTAACTTTTGCATAGCAGTTTGTGCCGCCATCTGTTGTGACTGCATATTAATTTCTGCTTGTTGCTGTTGTTGTTGCATTGCCATCTGCTGATCTTTCTCAGCCTTCTGAGTTCTCTTAACCTTTAGCAATTGATTTGCTAACTTAATATTTCTAAGCTCACGAATATCTATAGCGTCCTCTAAGTTTATATCTCCCTTAGATAAAGCCATTTGAATATTCTCTTCTAGTTTTTGCTTTTGCTCTTCATCAGGAGCTACATCTATAAATACTCCAAAATCATAGATATACAAGTCTTTAATCTCATCTAGTATACCAACATTATATTTACCAATCTGCATTGCAAACTCATCTTTAAAATCTGCGTACTCTAACAAGTCAGAGATTCGACAAGAAAGCCCTTCGGCAATTGTTCGTGTAATGTAAAGACTAGCATCCAATATGTGTCTAGTTGCAGTATTAGAGTTTAATGCTGCTAACTTCTGTATACCAACTAAAGAATTAGGGTCAGGTGTAGATCCGTCTCTTGCCTCATTCAATCCTGTAACGGAACGAATCATTCCTAAATAATGATTATAGTTTCCAATCAACGCAGCCATCTTCGCTTGTCCTGAATTAGAATTAAGTTGAGTAATTGGCACTTTTGCCTGATTGTAATCTCCTTCCTGAGTGTAACTTCTTCCAATAACACTACCAGTTTGCATATACATTCGCAATGCATCTTCAGGGTTATAGGCTTGACCAGTTCCTAAATCTACTTCATTAAGACCATCAGCATCTATAAACACACCATCTGGTACAACTTTAGAGATTACCTGTTGTAGTTTTAAATGTGTAATCTGAATAAGGTCAGCAAAAGTAATCATTCTTCTAACCAATGACTCAATGTTTCCTTTGTACATTCTAGGAGCGCACGCCACATAACTAGGCATTGCAAATTGACTAGCAGACTTTGGGCGAACCATGTTTTCCATCATCTCCCATTTTAAGACAATATTTGTACCCATTACCATAATGCCTTCGTACCAAACCTCTATCTTCTTTTCTACCTTTTCAAATCTACCCTCCTCCATCATCTCAGCAGGTGGATTAAATTGGTCATCCTTCTCAATCACCTTGTACCCACCAGACTCAAGTCTTTTCTTTTTGTGGGTAAATGTGTTTGTAGTTTTATAGTTGAAGTATAATAAAGTACAGGAGTCTCTATAAAATATATCATTCTGATATTGCTGAGACACATTATAGTAATCGTACCAAGACTGACTATACTTGCTAACCTCTTCCATTTGCTTATCAGTAATGTCTGGATTAATCTTAACCAACTCTGTCATTGGAACAGTCTTAATTTCTCCCCAATAAAAACAATCTTTAAAGTGAGGGTCTTCAGTATAACTGTATACAATATTAGCAGGGTCTACATATTCAACTTGAATACCTTGACCGGGTAAGAATTGATGCTTAGTGCATCCTATACCTAATACCGTTAAGTCATAGTCAACTCTCTTTCTAACGTCTTGATAGTGATTCTCTTCAAGCACAGTATTAATAGCTTCTTCTTCTGCTATCTCTATACCTGGTTTATAATTAAGCTGCATATATAATGACAACTCTTGGTCATTAGTAGGTAGATCTTGCGGGTCTGTCATAAAAGGATCAACCCCAAAGTCTTTACTTATTTGTTCTAATACTGGGCGAGCAACCATATCTGCCTCAATCATGTCTTGATACTGAGAACGCTTCTCTGCCGATAAGGCATCTTGAGAATATGCACGAACATGAAATAGTCTATCTGACATTCCATTCACAACAATGTCTACAAATTTTGGAAGAATAGGAACGGGTGTCCAGTCCAGATTGATATAAGATAAGTCACCATCTATAGCAATCTCATTCTTATATTTTGCTACAGACTGCTCGCCTCTAGCGTATAGTCTTAATCTATTGAACTCTGCCCATTGACTGTAGAATCTACAGTTAGACCCGTCTTTCTTAAACCACTCATATTGAATAGCTTGACCAATTTGTAAACCGAACTCATCGGTTTTCTTTTCAGCGTCTGAAACAAACTGGCTTGGGAATCCTGTAGGTGATATGTTTATCGTTACCTCTTTCATTTACTTCCTTAATTCACTTATAGAACCTTTGTTACTATACCTTGCAAAGTTAATACTTATTTTTGACTCTATTTTTTGTGGTGTATATATATGCTTTTGACACGCCATAATAGCCAGCCCTGAACTTATCGTAGCATCAAATTTTGTTCTATTGTTTATATTAAACTTTGCCCAGTCCTCTAAGGTTCTTGTAAAAAACATAGACCCCATTTCATCAGAGTCCCTATAAGTTGACTCCATATCTATACCAACATACTTTTCAATGTAAGACTCTATAGCTGTAGCATGAGCCTGTTTTACATCTTCACTAGAGTTTGGTATACCACCTAACTCTTTCTCAGTCTTTGAAAGTTTAGATATATGCTTATCAGGTCTATTAATACTAAATCCTCTATACCCTCTATTCTTGAAGTGATAAAGTAATCTTGGCTTATTATTCTCCACAAGTATTGGCATTCCATAAAATATACAAGCCATTAATACTTCTTCAAAAAATATCTCAGCAGTCTGAGGTCTTGCTATGTATTGTAAGAAAAACTCATTTGTTGGAGCATCGTCCATGTGAAACTTTGTTAAGCCATGAAGCGCACCATTAGACGCACCCCCACCAACCGTTCCAGATATATCATAAGAGTCACAACCAAACGCTCCGATGTGTTCATTGCCAGGAAGTTTTCTGCCCCCCTTTGTTATAATATTATTTTGTAGTGCTGCACTCGGCAACCAAGAAACTAAAAATCTACCACGATTATCAGGAGTCCATACCACCTTAGTGTCCTTCTCTCCATTTAACCACTTGAATGTACCTCTAGTTAAAAATTGTTGTTGTATTAAACTTTCATTATAATCTATCTGAGCATATATTTTTGTGAGATTAAATAAAGATTGCTTACTCTCATCTCTAAAAGCGTGTGATTCGTTTCTAGGAAACTGACGATAATATTCATTCAATGCATCAGGATCTGACTTTAATGAATCAACCTCATTTTCCCAGTAGTCTATTGCACCTACATCGATTAACATTCCATCAATTCCTTGAATTGGTTTATCAGGACTTCTTAGTATTGGATTACCATATAAGTCTATAAACCCTTCCATATTCCACTCCATAGGAATAAACAAACTATACAGTCCACTCTTTGTTTGACCATTCGCATTTCTATTCTTTACATTGGAATCATTATATAGACTCTTGAAGTTACCTCCTCCTTTTTCTAAAGCATTAGATGTTGAACCCATCA